TTTCAAAACCGGAACTTTCACCGGAGCTACTAACCTTGCAGGCATATTTGATGGCTCAACAGCTATTATCGCTGATCCCTCAATAACTGGTGTTGTTAAGACTTATCCTTCACTTGTTTCAACTCTTGAAGATCACCTTCAGGGATTCGCAGGCGCTGGTCAGACTGACAATGACAAATGGGAAGCTACTTTCGTAAGTGGAACTACCCTTTATGAACCAATGGAAAGAGGTGTTGGTGAAATGCAGTACCCAAGAGCACTTGGTCTACAGCTCTTCACTAAATTCGTTCAGGTTGGAACATATCAGGTATCAGTTTCTGTAACTCAGGAGCAGATCCAGGACCTTAACAAACAGTGGGGTATCGATGTTATAGCAATGGTAGAAAACGCTGGTATCAACGAAATCAGCCAGAGCATTAACAAGCACATCCTTTCAAGACTCTTCGGTCTCGGATGGAAAAACCACATCAGAGCTGCTGCAGTAGAAGGTATCAACCTTAACTTGAACTGTACTTCTACAGGTTCTCTTGCATCAGCTGCTTATGCTTATCCAAATGGTGACACAAGTGGTGTCACTAATGAATCTATGACTATCCCAGGTTTCGCATCTTACGCTTCAGTCGTTGGAGCTACTTTCGAAAACCAGGATACCATGATCAAGAGAGTAATGGCTAACATTCTCGCTGCTGGTAACGTTATCATGCAGAGAGGTAGAAGAGGTCCTGCTAACTTCATCGTTACTAACCTCAAAATGGCTACCGCTCTACAGACAAACGCTCAGTACAGCTTCAGCCCAATCGCTAACACCTTCAACCAGAACAACGGTTCACTTTACCCACTCGGTACAATCGCTGGTATGACTCTCTACGTAGATCCTAACATGATCTATGATGACACCAGAGTACTTGTAGGACGTAAAGGTGCTTCTGATGAACCAGGCGTAGTATTCTGCCCATATCTCATGGCTGAATCCGTTAAGCTCATCACCGAAGGTACCGGTGCTCCTAAGGTAATCATCAAAACAAGATACGCTCTTGTAGATGCTGGATGGCACCCCGAGACACAATATTTAACGCTTGTATTCAAAACTAATGCAGGTCAGGTTATTTAATAACTAATCGGTTATAAAGAAAAAGGAGGAATTTATTTCCTCCTTTTTTTGTTTCTTAATTTATTGCAGAATTCTAAATATTTTATATTTCCCTCTTCTTCCCCATATCTTTCAATATAATCTTTTATAGTATTAGTTGATCCTTTTCTTTTTCGAGCTTCTTTTATTGATAAAATAAATTTCTCATAGAGCTCTCTCCCTAATTGTTCCCCATTTCTTTCGATGAAAAGTTGTAATCGGGCTTTTCCTTTTCCGTTTTTATTTTTTATAGATTCAATATAATTATTATACTTTTCGGATCCTTCCTTTGCACCCAATAATTTAATAAATCTTTCCTTATTGGAAATCCCGCGATTGGAACAACTTATTTTATCCTTCGTTTTCTGACTATGCTTATATCCCTGGAGAACACTTCCTCCTTCGGTCATATTATATCCCTTTCCGAAGGTTCCAAATTTATGAATGAAAAATATTTCCCTGGAATCTAAATTTTCGTCTATGATATTCTCTTCAATTATTATCCAGAAAAAAGAATCCCATCCATATTTCCTCAAAGCATCATAAAATCTTCCTTGACGATTATATCTAAAAGCATTTTGAAAATGACGGCCTTTTCTTTTTTCTAAGGACTCTAAAGTTTTTCCAATGTATTTTTTGCCATTTGCTAAATTTTCAGCACAATAAATTATTCCCATAACGTCTCAATATATGACATTATAGAGAAAATAAAAATAAAGTTTTATATTACTCTATTGGTTCCCCAACAAACATGCCGTCAGGATTTTCAATAGGGAATAAACGCTCGTTTCCCATAAATCTTAAATTAGGAAGATCCTTAATATGAGCAATATGAGAATTCATTATTCTAGGCCAAATATGCTTCCAAAGAAATGGTTGATCTGTATTAAAATATTTTCCTCGCTGTTTAAAAATATCATTAAAGGATAGGGAGGGCAAAAAGGATTTAAGAAGGTCATCATATATTGGAGCTATCTTATTAATAAATTCAGAGGTTGCTCCCCACATTCCACCGCAGATATAAACTCCGTGTTGGGGATGATCCCTCATAATATGAAATTCCTTGCCACTTTCTTCCCATTCTTTTACTGCAGCAGCTTCTCGAATATTTAAACGAGAATCTGAATCTCTAACAATAAATCTTTCAATTGTAGTATCCTTAAGAGGCTCAAATCTCCAAAATAGACCATAATTACCATCGGAGGGGGGCATCAAAACTATTTCCGTTGGTATTTCCGGGGTTCCTTTAAGTTTATTGATAACGCTCAGGGGAACTGTTTCATCAACATAAAATCGACAAGTCCATCCAGGATAAATTTCCGGTTGAAGAAGTAAATTTTGATAAGCGGCTTCAGCATATTTAGGGTTAGAACCCCAAACTGAAAAACTAATTATTTTTTTCATTATTTTCATATTTAACACATTCCCAAACAGGTGTAGTTACACCATTAAAAATATCAAATTCATATAATTTCTGAGCTATAGGGCAATTAGCTATATCATTTGGTTTAAAATGTTTACAATTTTGCCAGCATAAACAATGTTCCTTATGTTTATTATTAAGATGTTCCTGAACACTTAGGATTTTGCCATATTTTTCTACCTTTATTATCATTTCCTTATATTATTATATTCTTTTTTAAACCAATCAATTGTTTTATTTAATCCTTCTTCTAAAGGGGTAAATTGAAATTGATCAGCATTTGAAGAAGCAGTCATTCTTTTTATCCCAGAAGGCTTGGTAAAATCAAATTTAATTTTATCATCAGGTATTTCAAATTTCTTAGCAATTAAAATGGCTACATCCTTTATAAGATATTCTTTTGAATTAACAGCCATAAAAGGGGAATCCTCATGCCAATTATCTTTAGCCCATAATATTAAGGCTGCTAAATCATCACTAAAAATAAATTGCCTGTGGGTTTCTCCATTACCCCATATAATAAAATCCTTATTAGTTTGTTTAGCTGTATAGGCTTTCATTATAAGAGCAGGTAATACATGACTGTTTTCTAAGTTAAAATTATCATTTATCCCATAGATATTTGTTGGAATAATGCTAATCCAATTATATCCTAAAGCTTTTCTATAAGATTGCACAGTTAAATAAGAAATTCTTTTTGCTAAGGCATATCCAAATGAACTTGAATGAGGATCTCCGCTGAAAATCTGATCGGGGGTTAAAGGATAATTTGCACTTTCTGGAAATAAACAGGTCGAAAGAATATTAACCAAATTAGGAACTTTCATTTTATAACATGAATCAATTACATTGTTATTCAACTTTAAATTGTTATAAAACATTCTTTCAGAGTATAAAGAATTTTTTAAAACCCCTCCAACTTCTGCTGCACAATGAATTACGGAATCTATTTGTTTAAAACTAGAGAAATATTCAATAGTTTTTTCTCTATCCATCAAATCACATTCTTTTCTTGAATGCTTAATAATTTGAACATCTGATTGTTCTTCTAATTTTCTTACAACGGCACTTCCTAATAAGCCATTTGAACCCGTTACTAATATTTTTTTCATTGGAATAGGTCTTTATAAATTTGATAAAATCTTACAGTTTTTTCAGGTAAGTAGTTAAGATAATTCTTTAAATTATTAACAAATTGGAAAGTCTGTTTATATCCTAACATTTCATGCTCGAGATCTTTTGTTAAATCATGAATATTTCTCTCCTGGTAAACAGAAGCCTTGTTAAAAATAACAGAATTCGGGAATAAAAATTGAATAATATATGCAGACCAAATATCAGACATCCTTCCAATAAATGGTAAGCTAGTATAATATGGTAATACTTCTCTTGAAATAAAAACATTTTGAGAATTAAAGGGAGCTATTGCATTTGAACAAAATGGTTCTATATAGTCAAATTTTACATTTGGATGAAAAGTCATCCTACATATCGCATCTATATCCGGATCTCCATCCCATAAATCTGCTTGAACCAAGACCCTCCTTTTTCTTTTTCCCTTATATTCTATTTCATGTCTTTTCGGAAGATATTCTATTGGAAAACCGCGATGCCAAAGAAATTTATTATTTGTAACGGAAAGAGGGTCAAAAACATTTAGTTTTGTTTCATAATAATCAGCTATAATTTCTTGATTAACTAAAACATTGTTACCCCAAAAATCATAAGGAATATTATCGTCATCAACTGTTGCCATAATTTGGCATCCTTGTTTATAAGCCTCAATAAATCCAATATTTCTTCTCTCTATTGTATTCCATCCAATAATAGAACTTAATTCCGGATATTTCTTTTCTTGCTCTTCTGGGGAAAGATATAAAACATTTGAAAATTGTTTTTCAAATTCTGAATAAGCATCGTGAGGGGTTTTTAAATCCCCGATAATAATTAAATTCCAATCTTTTTTGGAAGCATATTTAAAAATTGCTTCCGTTGGATGATTTATAGTTGTCGTTACAATTGTATTCATTCGAATTTCTTATAAAATTTAACAGAATCACTTTCTAGATTTTTACCTTCCTCAATGGATTTTTGAATCATCCTATTAATAGCTTGTACATATTTAGGTCTTAACTTTTTAAAACATATATCAAGTTTTCTTTTTACATCTGCTACATGTGAATCGTCCTCATAATTTTCTGCAATGAAATCTTCTAGGTACCACATTCGACAATGAAGTATTGCTAACTTTTCAATAACTTCTCCCAAATTATCTGTTTCTATAAGATCCTCTGGCTCCTCTACTTTTTTAGAATTCTGAAGAACCCTATATACTTCATTTTTAATAATTTCTTCTATTTTTTCCCCAATCATTTCAAATATTCATTAGTTATAGTTAAAAAATCATTTTTTGTTTTAAATATTTTTCTGTTTCTATCTATAAATGGTAAGAAATTATGATCTTCACAATATCCTTTAAAATCTGTAACAGAACTGTAAAGAAAATTAATCCCAGATATTCCAAATCCTAAAGTTCTATACTTGGAAATTAAATCTAGATCATTTTTTAAATTATCGAAATCCGGAGTTGTAATTCCAGATGCTGGTATAGTTTTATCAATAATTTTTTCTGGGTTGATCCCATTAATTATATCCGGATATATGGAATAGATAGTTTGATCACCATGTATAGAATATTCTTTGCCATATTCTAAAATTTTCTCTCCAACAAGAATAATAGATTTATTAGAGGAATTAATTATTTTAAAAAAATCATTTTTTATGGAATCAAAGAAACTTCTA